ACGACCCAGGGTCTCAACAAGTGGCGCATCCCGAAGCTCGCCTATACGCGGATGTCCAATGCGCTGTTCCGCTCGCCGGTGCACACGATCTTCTGTCTGCGGGCGAAGTCGAAGAACGTGCAGCTCGGAAAGGGCAAGGATGCCGAGATCGTCAACGTCGGCGACGTGCCGATATGCGACCCGGCGATGCTGCTGGTCTACGAGTCGACGATCGTCTGCCGCATGCAATCGGGCATCATCGGCCAGATGGTCGGCGATACGCCTCAGTACACGCCGATCGGGCCGGTCAAGGCGCCCGAGGAAATCGCCCGCGTCATCAGGCCGGGCGAGTTCATCACCGAGAAAATGGGTGCCGAGATCGCGGCGTGGGCGGCCGGCGGCGAGGCCGTCGACCCCGAGATCGGACGCTGGCGCGCGCTGGCACGAGAAAGGGCCGGGGAAGGTTCCGTCGCCTTCCGCGACTGGTGGGCCGGCAACGTCACGAAATCGGCCCGCGCGATGCTCGAGCCGGTGCTCGCCGAACTGAAGCAGATCTGCAACGAGGCCGACGACGAGATGGCGCGCGCCGACAGCGAGATCGCGCACGCCAATTCCGGCGATCCGCTCGACGACGACTTCACGCGAGCGGCGGAGTAGCCCCGCGTGACGGCAGGAAGGGAATGAGGATGACGCGCGAGATTTATTGTTGCGGCTGCGGGCGCACCGTGTCGGCGCGGCTCACCGACGGTGCAGAAATCTACCCGCACCGATCGGACCTGTCGTCGCTGCCGTTCTGGAAATGCGACGCCTGTGGCAACTACGTCGGCTGTCACCACAAGACGCGAGACCGCACGCGCCCGCTCGGCGTTATTCCTACTGCCGAAATCAAGAAGGCCCACCAGCACATACACCGCGTTTTCGACCCGCTATGGAAATCCGGCCGCATGTCGCGCGGAAAGGCATACCGGGAACTGGCCAAGGCAATGGGAAGGGACGAATACCACACCGCCGAGATTCGGACGGTCGAGGAAGCGCGTGAAGTTTATCGCAAGGTCCGGGAGATAGCCTGGCCTAGCCGCGTCGCCCCCACGCGCCCTGTTACACAGAAGGGTCAGTACAAGGAGCACAAGGTATCACGCCGGCACGAGGACAAGGCGCACCTGGATTTCATCCGCTCGCTGCCGTGTCTGGTGTGCGGCGCGCCGGGGCCGAACGACGGCACCGAATGCCCTTGTTGGGAAAAGCACGAATGACCGCCCTGCCCGTCCTGTTCGTGGGGGAGTAGAGATGGCTGAGAACAGCAAGATTTCATGGACCGACGCGACGTTCAATCCGTGGATCGGCTGCACCCGCGTCTCGGAAGGTTGCCGCAACTGCTACGCCGAGGAGATGATGGACCGGCGCTACGGCCGCGTCACGTGGGGGCCGGGCGGTGCCCGCTCGCGCACGAGCGAACAGAATTGGCGGCAGCCGCGCAAGTGGGATACCGCAGCGGGCGCTGCGGGCGAGCGGCGGCGCGTGTTCTGCGCGTCGCTGGCCGATGTATTCGACGATCATGCGTCGATCGATGCGGAGTGGCGCGGCGACCTCTGGCGCCTGATCGCCGAGACGCCGAATCTTGACTGGCTGCTGCTGACCAAGCGGCCGGAGAACTGGCCGCTGTTCCTGCCCGCCGCCGAGCGCCGGCCGCCATTCGAGCATGTACGGCTTGGCGTGACGATGGAGAATCAGGACGCGCTCGACGAACGCGGCGATATTCTCGCCTTCGCGCACGCCGCCGGCTGGCCGACCTTCATCAGCTATGAGCCGGCCATCGGCCCGGTCCACTGGTCACCGCTGCTGCGGACAGGCGCGGTCGGCTGGATGATCGTCGGCGCGGAGTCGGGGCCGCGTGCCCGTCCATTCAATGAGGATTGGGCGCGGCTTTCGCGCGACCAATGCGCCGCGCACGGCGTGCCGTTCTTTTACAAGCAGAAGATCGAGGGCCGGCGCAAGATCGAGACGCCCGAGCTGGACGGCCGGCGCTGGGTCGAGTTCCCCGACACCACACAGGGAGAACGATAATGGTTGAGGTCGCCAAGGGCCGGATGGACAAATTCGACTGGGCCGTGCTCGGCCACGAGCTGCACGACAAGGCGGGCCGCCCTGCCCTGCCGACGCGGCGGCTCGATATCCCGCTCCCGGAAACGCCGTCCGGCCTGTACGAGATTGCGCACAAACTCGGCTTTCTGGCGCAGGAGATGTCGCGGATCGCGCGGCTGTCGGACGATGCCCGCACCGTGATCGTGCACACGGACTCGCTACTCAGGCAGTCGAGACAGCAATTCGTGCGGCTGCGCGCCGAGATGGAAACGATCATGCGCGAGCGCGAGGCGCAAGAAGAGCGCCCCGAGAATTCCAGCGAACACTTGCGGGTGATAAGGTGAACAGGTAAAATAGCAATACCTGTTCAGACTACTAGATAGTGTAGGCAAGCAGAAATGGCGGGAAGTTACCAAAGTATACATTATCGGATTCCAGCCAACGCAACTTTATTGCGTTGGGCCGAACCGCCGGTTCCTGCCGCGAAAGAATATTTCGTTCCCCCTTCGTCCGTTCTGCGTTCGCCTCAACATATAGCGGAACGGCTGTGGACAACCAGCGCCCAGCCTGAAGGAGACGAGAGACGATGACGTACCCGGAACGCGACTATTGTGATCGCTGTGACGGTCCCGGGGGCCGCGTAACCTACGCCAATCAGGCGGCGATGCCGATCAACGGCCGGGTGCAGTGCATCGACTGGTGCATTCACCACATTGTCGCTGCGCTCAACGCCGGCGGCGTCGAGACAGTCGCCTCGTGCTGCGGTCATGGCACGCAGCCCGGCCGCATTGATTTGGCCGACGGTCGCGTACTGACCATTGTCGCCACCCCGCGCCCCGGCGCGCAGCAGGGAGGACAATGATGGCGCTTTGCAATGGTGACGACATAGATAGTCGCGCGCAGCGCCGGTGCCGGTGTGGCGGCGTTCAATACGATTGGGGTGCTGGGCCATGTGTACCGGCGGTTTGCCGCTATGCGCCTGCGGGCAAGGCGTGGGTGATGAATTGGTACTGCGTCGGGGAAGGCGGCTGCGGCCGAATGTCGGTCGAACATATGACGTACTCGCGGCTTTCGCGGCTTCGCCAGAAGTCGCGCGGCGCGGGTCAATTGCGCGGCGCGCAGCAGGGAGAACCGACATGACCGACGAAGCGATGGAAGCGGCGGCGCTGCTGCCGTGTCCGTTTTGCGGTAGCGAAGCGAGCTTTCACGAAATCGACAACGACGAGGACGAGAACTTCGGCGCGCACTTCGTCCAGTGTGGCGAGCCGACATGCAGCGTGTCGAGCATGCTGCGGTGGGGCGACAAATGCGACTCTCGTCCGTTGCTTGCCGAGGCTTGGAACAGGCGTCCTTTCGCCACCCTGCCCGACGATGACGGGCTGCGGGAGCCGAAAGGCTGTCCGACCCCGGGAGCTTGTTCTGCTGTCCAATCTATCGCCGCCCTACAGGCGCAGCTCGCCACGGTCCTGCGACGCGAGGCCGATAATGAGGATGAAGACGATGACTGACCTCACCCCCTACCTGAACGACCTGCTCGCCAAGGCAAGAGCGGCGACGCCGGGGCCTTGGACGCAGACCAGGCCCGGCACAGACCCGGACGGCTTCGCACACGGCGTCGCTGTAGCTGCGACCTCCGGCCGGCAGATGATTTATGCCAGTCCGCCCGGCGGCTCGTTCCCGGCGGCCGACGCTGCCTACATCGCCGCCGCGCACCCCGCCGTCACTGCTGCGCTGGTGGAAGTGGCGATGGCGTTGCGTCCCTTTGCCGAAGCCGGCGGACAGCTCGATTCTGACGACGGCCCGGACGAGGCGGAGCTTTGGGTACATCAGATCGCTATGTGCATCACATTGGGCGAGTTGCGAGCCGCAGCACAAGCCCTCGCCAACCTCGCCGCCGCGATGGAGGGGAGCGATGCGTGACCTCATAGCCGCGCTGAGAGCAGCGACAGGGCCGGGCAGGGAACTGGACGCGCGGATTGCCGTGCTGGAAGGTGCGGAAATTCACGACGGCGACTGGATGCTGGTTACATCTTTCGATGGCCGGCCGAAAAGCGCGGTTGTACCAGTGCCCGACTACACCGGCTCGATTGACGCTGCGCTTACGCTGGTGCCGGAAGGGCTTCAATGGGGCGTCAACACCCACCCACCGGACGAACTGTTCAACCCCGGCGGAGCGCAAGCGTTCGTTTCAGACATGGTCATGACGGAGGGTGGCGTGTACGCGCACAGCGATGCGGCCACCCCCGCTCTCGCCCTCGTGATTGCCGCGCTCGAGGCGCGCGCCTGAAACACGAAAGGAACCCTAACGATGACCATCGATATCGCGAATCTCTGGCAGTACCATTTGCGCAAGGGCAGCTCCGACCACCCGGCCGACGGCGCCCGAGGGGCGGACCTGGCGGTGCGTGCGCGGCGGCCGGCTGCGCTGCGTGTTTCCCGGCGCGGGGGGCTGAGCATGATGTTCGGATCCTGGCGCCGCGAGTTCCGCGAGTTCGTCGCCACGGCGACCGTCTAGCCTCTTGACCTCAACCCGCTCGGCTCCGGCCGGGCGGGTTTTCTTTGCAACCGGGCATGCGAAGCCTTAGAATTGTCGGCAATTCCGCTGTGGCGGAAGGGTGATCGTCAGACGCGATCGGGCGGCGGGCAACGCCAATAAGGCCCGCCGTTCCCTTCAACACGTGGCGTCGAAAACCGCGAGATAGGTATCGATCCACCCCGCCGGCTCACCGGGTGCCGGGATCATCTCGGGCGGCGGCGGCCCGACCACGACACAGAATGCGTTAACGCCGCCTGTACTTGTCGCGCAACTTGTCGCGGTAAGCGTCATCAAGCTCAACGCGATTGGCAGCATCAGCCGCCTTGCCGATCTGGTCGAGAGCCTCGCGCGCATCATCGCCTCGCTGTGCTTTTCTGCCCATCCAGAAGCCGGCTACCCAAGGAAATACCTTCCCGAGAAAGTCGAGGACCGGACCAGCGAGGACGCGCAACCATGTCACTTCGGCGCAATCGGCTTGTCGGTGACGAGACGGAGCACGATGTTGACGACGACCATGACGCCGGCGACGAGTTGCGCCTGCATGGTTTCGTCAAGCCCGAGGTCGAGGCCGAACACGCCGGCAATGGTAACGGCGCCGGCGATGAGGTTGGCCCAGAGCGTCTTGCTTTGAAACCAAGCTTTGCTGTCCATGGCAGGACTCCTTTGCTGTTCAGTCAGTCAGCCGGTCAGCCGGGATTGGTAACGGCGCAAAAGCGCCTTTTGGCCCGGAATGCGGAAAAACTCCAGCGCGAGTTCGTTCAACCGGACATCACAAGCGGCGCAGACCGGAACCCACAAGTTATCGTTCGCGCAGCAATTCCATTGGAATCGGGCCGGCGCTCCGCACCGCTGGCAAGTCTTCCTGCGAATACCAATTTGCGTGTAGGGCTTCCGCCTGCCGACACGGCTCATAACCGATACCCTTTGCTGTAGAGGCGGGTTGGGAGAGGGGCGGTCCGGCAGCACTTCACCCGCTCTGCGCCAGCGATTGCGCTGTCTCGTGAATCTCGACTGCCCGCCGGTACCAGCCAAGCCCGTGCACGCCGACGGTCGGCGCCTCGGCGAATTTCTTGCACCGTCGTGCCGTTATCTCCCGGCATAGCGCCAGACGCCCCGTAATCGCGCGTACAGCGGCGACAGTCACCGGGCCTATGACACCGTCGTCTTTTACCTTCGCCGCTCTCTGGAGGCATTTCGCGGCTGCGCGAGGCCCCTGCAAAACGCCGATGTCCAGCACCAGCAGGTCGATACCGTCCGGGAGTTCGTCGCAGCGCAGCGGCTGCCAGTAATCCGCCTTGTAGATCGCCCTGGCTTCATCGAGTGTCAGGCCGGCGATATCGAGCATCGGGTACCGGCGCTTCGATATGCCGAAATGCGTCTCCCCGCCCCTGTCGTGCGGGTCGTTGACGTAGCCGCCTTCCCAGCCGAGGATAATGGCGATGCGGCGGTCGAAGCGGCCGCTCATTTCCGCCGCACCAGCAAAACCATGATCATGACCATGAGCGTCGCTTCTCCGACGGTGATGGACTGCATCGCGGCGGACAGCACCGTGTACGCGGTCATTTCCCGTCTCCGGTTCTCACCAGCCGGTCGATCTTGTCGCCCAGCGCCTTGAACTGGCCCGTCGTTTCCGTACGGTGTTCTCTCAGGTCGTTCCGCAGATCGCCGAGCGCGGCGACGAACCTGTCCTCGAGGCGCGCGATATCCTTGTCCACTTCGGCCTTGTCCGCCTTCATCTGTTCGACCGTGTTGACCCGGACGTGGAGCTCGCGCGCCCGCGCCAGTGATTCCTTTTCGATACCGCGCATCCAGTCCCATAGTTTCCAGAGAGCGCCGCCGCCGCCCGCACCGCCGGCCAGCCATGGCCACATGTCGCCCATGTCCGCCATTTCACGTACTGCCTCCCGGAAACACGCACACCAGCTCGTCGGTCACGCAGATGAACACCCGCCCCTGCGGGTCGCGCGTCGGGTACACCGCCTTGCTGCCGTAGCGAAGCGTCGTGCCCGTCGGCACGTGCAGATAGCCATCCTTCGTGAACACGAGCTCGCCCGGTCCGGCCGGGCGGCAGTGGCTGATGCCGCAGCAGCCACTGCCCGCTTCCGTGCGATAGCGGGTGTCGTCCATGATCCACTGGTGGGATTCCTGCGCCAGCACCGGCGAGGCGAGGAGGAGGAATAGCAGGACCGTGCGCGTCAATTACTCCTCGGCATCCGGGGACTTCTTCCCCTTTGGCAGACGTTCTGTCTAGCTGGCGCGTCCGGCGACGAACACCGCCGTCCACTTGGTTACGTCAAGCGCCGCATCCGTCCCGCTGGATTTGTTGGGCGCGCGGAAGACATCGCCGGAGTTGGAGCCGAACCGCACGTACAGGTTGGTCGCGTCGAACGTGACACCGACACCGCGCGAGGAGCTGCCGGTCTGGTAGCCGCCAAGCCACAGCTTGTCGCCGGCCGAATAGCCGGCGTCGGTGTCCTGGCACACGAGATAGAGGTCGAACCACTGTGGGGCGGCCCCCAGCCCGTGCGCGATCGTCGTCGCCGCGCCGGCAGTAATGGTGGCCTCCGGGGATTCGAAAATACTGATATAGGATTGCGCGGAGATCTGGTCGTCGACATACGCCTTGATCGACTGCTGCGTGGCGAGCGCCGTGGCGCTGTCCGATGTCAGATCGTCTTCGTCGAATACATCCGATGTCGTAACGCCTGACGCCCATAGAATACTCTGAGAGTTGATGTCGAGCTGCCCGCCGAGTTGGGGCGTCGTGTCCTCGATGACATTGACGAGCGGCGTGACGGCGTTGGCGGATATCAGCTGCCACGCATCGTCCGTCGCCGAATAGACGACCTCGACGTACTGGTTGGCCTCGATTTCGCCCCCGGCAAGCTGCTGATCGTGCAGCTTCATGATTTCCTTCGCGCCAACGCTGTCGTAGTTGAGCGACGCCGTCGAGGTATTGGCGAAGCTGGCGTGAAAACCAACCCGCAGGCCGTCGTAATAAGCGGTGATGGTGCGGTTGGCCGCGACCGCATAGGCGTTGGACGAGCCGGTCGAATCCTTGTTGCCTTCGACCGCATCCTTCCAGCCCCGCGCGATAATGCCTTCCAGCGCGCGCAGGCCGTCGTTAACCGCAGAGCGCGCCATGTTCTCAGGGAACCGGGCCGTGTTCGAGGCGTCGGTGACGTCGAGGTCGTTGATATCGGCCGCCCACGCCACGCCGACAAGCGCGAGCACGGACAGGGCGGCGATTGCGTACTTACGCATTCGGTAATTCTCCGCTATGCTGATCGGATGGAGCGACGCATTCAGTACGCCGTCATATTCGGGGCTGTCGTCATCGGGCTGGTCTGGTGGGCCGTGCGATGAATTCCAATCGACTGGCTATAGCCGTAACACTGATTTTTGTAATGGCGGGCCTTTTGGCAGCGTTTCATGATGTGGTCCAGCCGGCTGACCGACCAGAAATACTTAAAAATCTACCGCCTTTTTCAGTCGATTAACCCGCCAGCATGGGGGGCCAGCCCGATCGTCGGTGCATAGGTGCCAAGCTTGTAAGCATTATACCGCCGCAAGGCGTCCTCCACCAAAGAAGCCTGCCCGCCCCTCGTCCAATCCAGTGCGGCCATGTTGGCGCTGTAATCTCCGGTGAACATGCGCGGCGCGATTTCATCGGCCACTTTGGCCGGAAACTGAACGCTTGGTTGCATACCGCGCGCGACCAACCGATAGCCGGCGTTCGTTGCCCCCGCAATCGGGCTGCCGGTTTGTGCCGTGCCGAGAACCACATCGGCCATGACATCATCGGCCAGCGCACCCGCATCCGCCTGTCTGAGTTGCGTTTGCGACCCCGTGTTCGGCGAAACGAACTGCCCGGCGTCATACAGATCCATTTCCCGCTTCATCGCGTCTTGAAACGCCTGAAACTGGTTCGTGTCGTCGAATGCGGATTCGATCCTGGCGCGCTTGTTGGGGTCATTAAAAAATCGCCTGACGATGTTTGCACCATCCGGCGTACGGCTCGCCCTTTCCTTGATTGCCTGGGTAACGCCGACGCGGAACGCTTCTTTTTCCGACGGCCCCATAGCGGCAATCTTCTTGTTCGCGAAACTCATTGCAAGGTCATCGCCGGAGAACAGTTTCCGACCCATGTTCATTGCTGACAGAATGTCAGCTTCGCCGGCGAATGTCGCGCGCGCCTCCTTGTAGGCTGGCGAAAGTTTGTCGACTTCGCCAAGAACGAGACGCCGATTATCAGCATAGATACGTCCGCGATTGGTTATTTTCCCGGTAATCGGGTCTGTTTCCAGATTGATCATATCATCGAGGCCACGCTTGACGTAATCCCAGCCGCGAACATCGAGGTCCTTGCCGAGCGTATAACCCTCGTTTCGCGCCAGGTTTCTGGCCCGCGAAATGGCTGTCTTTATGACCGGCCGGCCCATAATCTTCTGAAGAATGTTCGTTTCGTCGGTATGAACGAAAGCCCCCCCGGTCTGATTGTCATACAGAGGCGTAGCATATGCCTTGTCATACAGAGGCGCTGCCTTCGCTTTCTGCCGCGCCACAACATCATCCATCATCGTGAAGAAGTCCGACGCATCCATGAACTTTGCCAAGTCTCCGGCAATGCGATCTCCTTGGGCGCCTTTCCGGGCCGACAGAAACTCGTCGGCAATTTGCCCCGCCTTGCTGCTCGGCGTCCCGGCCGTCGCACGAGCCAGCCGCCTCATGTTCTGGCCGCCGATATCGAACAGTGCGGCCGGTTTCGCACCAGCATCGCGCCATTGACGCAACGCATTCGCCGCATCATCAACGGACATCCCGTCCTTTTGAAGCGCCTCGAAAACCTTCTGCGCGGCTTGTTTCGAGGCCCATTCCTTGCCCACGCCGAGCATATTCCGCATGCGATTCCAGACAACTTCGCCCGCTCTCCAGCCAACAGGAACAGCAGCCCCGAAGCCCCCGCCAAGCGCCGCCCCGGTAACGGCTGCATTCGCCCGTTCGCCGAAACCACCCTCTCCGGCGCCCGCGCCATAAAGCCCGCCGATAGCGGCACCTTCCCCGACATTGCGACCGACATTGGACCAAAAACCGCGCGTCACTTCAGGGAGATTCGAGGGAACAGCCCCAAAGCCGCCTGCCGTCGCCGCGCCGCGCGGGCCCATGACACCGAAGCCCGCCGCAACGCTCAACGGATAAGCTACTGCCGGATAATCCTGAAAGAAATTCCGCCCCTGTGCTCGGGCCTCTTCGATGCGCCGCCGCATCGCCGTAAGCGCATCCTCATAGGACCCCTCCAGACCGCGCCCCTCGATCAACGAGCGCGTACCGCGCCCCAGAAAAGCGCCAGCTCCCGCTGCTTCATCACCAAACGGCACGACCGATTGCGGTAGTTTCCTAAGTCCTGTCCAGAAACCGGCGGTATTGGCCTCTCCAGAAAGCCCCAGCTTTCCATAAAAATCCCGCCTGCTCATCTTGGCGGCGTACTGATCCTCATACAACGCAGACGCCAATTCCTGATCGGACACTTCGGCGAGTTGAGGATTCTGTTCCCGATATTTTTCAAGAGGGGTCATCTGCTACCTACGGAAGGGAGAGCGGCGGCAAACGGGGAATACGTCCGGGCTTCGCCTTCGGCGCTCCGGTGATCGCTTCATCGGCCGGCAAGTCCTCGACCGACTTGCCTTCCAAAATCGCCTTGGCCCTGTCGAAACGGCTCTGGAACCGCTGTATCTTGTCCCGGATCGTCTCGTCGTTGTCCCATGGTTTCGGCATGTAACGGTCGGAGAGGTTCTGCACTTCCGAGGCGGTCGCCGCAGCACCGGTTTCCAGCCGCAGCATCAGCGCCGCAGCCTCCTCGAATTGCGAGCGCGTCGTTCGCCCGTCCGTACCGGGGAGGGCCGCGTACATGCTCGTCATGGCGTTGCGGTCGACCTTGCCGTCGGGCATAAGGGTATCGGTGATCTGTTTCATCGTGCGCTGGCCGCTCTCGACCATTTCGCGCGTGCGCATCAATTCGCCGGACGGACGGCCGGTCTCGGCGATCTTGCGCTCGATCGCCCTGATCTGCGGCGACTCTTTGGCGTAGCCGCCGTCCATCAGGTATTTCTTGTCGGCCTCCAGCTTGGCGATATCGGTCTGCGGCTTGTAGGCGCCGCCGATCTGCACCTGCGGCTTCATCAGCACCTGCCGCTGTTCGGCCGGCGTCAGACCGGCGAACGCCTGATCGCGCGGCGACAGGTCCGGCGGCGTATCGAGCACCTTCGTCCATTGGTTCGTCGCCGGGTCGCGTTCGTAGATATCGTTCCCGATGACCTGCCGCGGCGTATCCTTCGGCTCCGCGAACAGCCGCTCCCCCGTCATCTTCAGCGCCGCGTCCGGGTCCGCCTGCGCCAGCACCCCCATGTACTGCTGCTGCTGAGGGTTCATGCCCCCGAGCAGCCCTTGCGGAGCCGGCGTGTTCGCCGCCGGCCCGCCGCCGACGTTCGCGCCCTGCGCGTTGACCATTGGAGCAGACATCATCGACGTGTTGGCCTGCGGCCCCTGCCCCAACAAGCCCTGCACGGCTTGCGCCTTCGCCGCTTCCTGACGGCGCTGGGCCTCGATTTCCTCGATCTTCGCCGTCGTCAACCGTCCCTGATTCCTCAGATACTGGCTGCGGTCCATCTGCGGGCCGATGCCTTGCATCGTCGCGCCCAATGTCCGGCCGAAATGTCCGGGGTCGGTCGACGGCGCACCGGCGGCGAGCAAGCCGCCGCCGAGCTGCCCAAGCACCTGCGCCGCCATCATCATGTTGTTGGGGTCGGACGAGAACCGGTCCCACCATGAGGTCGGAGGTGGATTCGGGACCGTCTGGCTCCCCCATATCCCCCCACCCTGCGGCGTGTAGCCGGCGCCGCCGCCGAACAGGAAACCGTTGGCCATCAGCGCGCCCTCCTAGCCGAAATAGCCGAGGGCGCCACCGAGAAGGGCGCCTGCCCCCATGCCGACCGGCCCGAACATGCTTCCCATCGCGGCCCCGCTCGCCGCGCCGCCGAGCCCGGAAGCGAGCCCGTTGCGGTACAGCGGCTGTGACATCATGCTCTGCGTCTCGCCGCCGTAGTTGCCTTGGATCAGCCCCATGTAATCGGCCAGTTTCAGCCGTTCGATGTTCTCCCCGAAATTGTATCGTTCGATATCGCCCTGAAGCGCCTCGCCGGCCTTGCCTTCGCGGGTCGCGCCGACGCCCGCCAACTGACCGATATCGAAATAGTCCTGCTGCGCCAGTCCCGGCGCGGCCATCATCGCGTTCTGCATACGACCGCGCTCGTCGGCGTAGTTCTGGAACTGAATCGGCGCCAGCGCGTCTCCGGTGCCGCGCGCGATGGCTTCGGCGTGAAGACCCGAACCGAACCTTCCCCCGGCCCCGAACTGGCTGTTGACGTTGCGCGCGACATCGCCCGAGATGCGGTCGGTCATCGCGCCCATGTACGGGTTGCCGGCGCTGAGGTAATCGCCGCCGAGCGTCATCCCCGCCTCGCGTTGCGCCGCCGTCGTCAGCGGATTGCCGCCAACCGCGCGGCTCTGCTGCATGTCCAGCGCCTGAACAGTGGCCGGGTCGAAATCGGTATAGGTCTGGCCGGGATAGAACGATGGCTGGTCGGAATCGTACTGCTGACGCGCCTGTTCGAACCCGTGCGTCAGGTACGGCTGCTGCGCCGCCCACGGCTCGGATTTGGCCGTCTGCTGTGTCGTCTGCGTTTTTCCGCCGCCACCGCTCATAGCTCTTTCCTCACCAGCGCATACGGCCGTTGCCAGCCGTATTTTTCCATGGCCCGCGCCCAGCCGGCGCGGCCAATAGCACGGATTTCAGCGCAGCCCTTCGACTTCGCCCACCGCTCGATCACGGAGACCTGCGGCAGCCAGTCCGCCATCGGCCCGCCGGATGCGAGCACGACCCAGCACACGCTTTTCTGCGGGTAGCGGACAATCTCGGTAACCCCGATTCCACACCCGTCCGTCCACAACTGCATGTCTCTCGACAGCAGCGCTTGATAAATGTCCTCGGCCTCATACTCGCCATGCCCCTGTTCCAGAGCGGATTCGACCAGAGGCAGAATCTTCAGCCAGAGTTCGGGGACGTGAAATGACAGGACGCCGGTAAACCTAGCCGATGAGGACGTAGGCGAAGGTTCTGTCGCTGCGTGAATCGAATCCATGGTTGACGGTGAACCCCCTTATCCCGGCGGTCTCGACGCCTCGGCTGGTGACGTACATGCCCACTTCCCCGCCGGCGGTTTCCGTCGTCGGGCACCAGAGAACCACCGAATCCGGCCCGCAGCGGGGATCGTCGACCACCGTCGTCAGCGAGTTCACGGTCAGGGTGAAAGTGCCCGTCGAATTGAGCTTGCCGGCGAGCACGCCGTTCGCGGTCTCCGCGATCCGGCGCATCCATTCCCGGGCGTCCGACCATTCCAGCGGCGCCCCGTCATAGGCCCGGCCCGAGGATCGGGGCGAGGCCAGGGGCATCTACTTGCGCCCCGTCGGGCTGTAGACCGCCTGCACGCCCTGTCCGTGCGTCCAGCTTTCTCCGGCGGGAATCGAAACCCGGAACCGATGGTAGCGGCCGTCATTCAGGACCGAATGCTCTCCAATGGCGGACATCGACACGGCGGACCCGAACGACGCCGCATCCGCCAGCCGGTCCCGTGAAGCCACCGCAATTGTGGCGTTCGCGGTATCGACGAGCGAACGCACCTTCCTGACCTTCGAACGCCGGTCGCTGACGAGCTGCGCTTCGCCGGTTTCCATCACTGCTGCAAGATTGGACCCGGTGAAATAGCACAGCCGGTGGAAGGTATCGAACGCGGCAAAACGAAGCTGACCGCCCTGGTACGCGGCGCTGTCGAGCGACGGCAGGCCGGCCGTGTCCATCTCGTCGGGGTCAGCCGTCGTGCCGGTGCTGTCCATGTCCAGCGCCTGCGTTTCGGCGGCGACGATGATTTCCGTCTCGATGTCGGCTTCGGCGAACCGGTCGGTTTCGTAGTTGTAGAAATACAGCTTGGTCGGAAACGCGCCGCTGCTACCCGGAAACGACCAGACGATGAGATTGTTGCGGGGATCGACCGCCGCCGAAACCCGGTACCAGTATTGCGGGTCGAACTGCTCGAGAAACGTCGTATCGACCCTGTTCATGCCGATATGATGCGTCTGCGCGCCGTCGGTGAAGTGGAAGCCTTCCTCGTTGACGAAGTACACCCGCGAGCCGTGCCCGATTACAGAGGTCGGAATGTGCGTGCCTCTCTGGCGGTCGATTGGATCGACCCGGAAGACCAGCGGAGATCCTTCATAGGTCAACCGGGAAATCTGCCGCTCCTGGAACACCAGCCCATAGGTGGCGCCGCCGACCACTTGCTGGACATGGCCGCCATCGGGGAAATCCTGGAAATCGCACTGCGTCGCCGCATCGGGGTCGAAATCGAGACTGTCGTTGACCGCCGACCAGTGGACCCGGTTGGGAACGACGCCATCCGCCGTGGAGTTGATGTTTCCCAGCACGAGGAAATTACCGATCACCGCGATCCAGCGCGCTTGCGGCTTTTCCGTCGAGGTGAAGTGGTCGGCGAACGTCCCTGCCCCGCCGATGGTAATTGACTGCACGGGGTCGTCGTAGTTCGTCGCCAGAATCTTCGTGCCGAACACGACGAACCGCCACAGGCTGTCAAGCGCCGTGGTGTAGGTGGCTCCGCTCTCGTCCGTCACCGTGCCGTTGCGCAGCGAATAGAGCTTGGTCGCGTCGCCGCAGTAGAAGTAGGTATCTCCTGCCGTGGTCTTGGCTGCCGCAGCGCCCCGGCAATACGCCGTCAGCGCGCCGGACTGAACAGCCAGGCCGGGCAAGGGCCGGTAGGAAGTCGCGGCCGGGATGACCCCGTTGGCCACCGTGGCACCGGGGTTGCCCAAGGCAGGCAGATCGGGCAACCATTGGCCAAATTCGATGGTCTTCGGAGGCAGGGACTTTGCCTGAAGCGGGACAGCGGCCAGACGCTGGGAAAGTTTCACCGGCCGCCTCCTTTCTCGTTCACATGTCCGGCAAGACCGGCTCGCAAACCGTCGCGCAAAGCCTGCGGGCAACCTTCCCCACGGCAAGAATCGAGCGTCATCATTTCCTGTCGCCCGAGACGATTACCGAGCTGCGGGAAACCTGTGCCCTGCCCGATGCTGATCTTGAAAACGCCGCTTCCGTGCTGTCGCAATGCGACCGCGCCGAAGCGTTTTCAGACGCGGATCAGGTAATCTCGGCCTACCGCGATCCGATGACGCAATCGGTCTCGGCGATGTTCCAGAATCTGGCGGTTTTCAACGTCGCGACCGTTGACGACGCGCTCGATGCGTTTCGATACGTATTCGAGAACCGCGAGGCGTTGCGCCGTTCACACCGCTATCTCGACCGCCGCCGGGCGCGTCCCGTGACCGGGTTCGCGGACTGGTTCGAACGCGACTTCATCCCCGTTCACGGAGTGAACATTTACGCTCACCACCCCGACCGGTACGGAACGATCCGGTTCGGCAAATTCACGGTCTACCGCTTCGAATCCCTCGAAGATCACTTCGCCGAGATATTTCCCGGTCTGGAGCGGATCGACGCCAACCGGTCGGACACGAAGCCCTATGCCAGTCTGTACCGGGAGTTCCTGACGCGCTTCGTCCCTACAGCGGAAATGCTTTCCCACTATTACGCCAACAGGTTCGCCCGGACCTTCTATCCGCCCTTCACGTCCGAACGCATGATCGCCCTGCCTCTCGGGTAACGATAGTACCGGTCAGCCTTCTTGTGCTCGTCGAGCAGGTCGTCGTACATCGTCGCCCACGTCAGCGCGCGGCCGTCGTCTTCGATATAGACGGACGCTTCAATCAAGGCGCCGTACAGAAGCAAACCCGCCGCATTCGTCATCGTCCAGCCCGCGTCGGTATCCGAGGACAGGTCGAACAATCTCTGCGACCCCGTCATCCGTACTGCGTAGGTTTTCGTGGGGACCGGCGCGACGACGAAGAAAGCGCCCTCGATGGTGTAGATTTTCGGTTCGCCCGTGTCGCCCACGGCCGCCCGGTTCCAGAAATCGGGAGGGGGATAGTATTCGAGGCGCTTGTTGGTGGTGTCGAGATAGGCCGACCGGATTTCGACCATCTCGCCCGGAATGACGTACCCGCCCGCCGGCGCCAGAACAAAAGCCACTGTGTCATAGACGATGTTCGTCGGATAATCCTTGACCAACGTCCCCGACCGCGCGCTTTCCCTGACGCCCCACGCCCTTCGGTAGCCGATTTCCTTGGCCCCGAGACCGGAAACATCGACCGTCGTCGTCGAGGCGAGCTCGTTCTGCGTGAACGGATAGGTGAACGAGTACGAATCACCGAGATTGTAGGCCGTCGCCGCCGTTGCCGGGGTGAACGTCATCGCATTGGCGGTACCGCCGATTTCCGACGCCGCGATGGCCACCGGAGCGCGGAGCATGATCGGCGTGTGTTGCGTCGTCGGCTCGATGCGGAGCTTGACCGCCAGCCGGTCCTCGGCGAGCGCGATGAACTCGGGGATACGGTCTTCGAGGTCGTCACGCGAGAGGTAATTGGCGACGGCGGTTTTCAATTCGCCGTAATTGCTGATGCTCATACCCGGTCACTCGTCCGGAGCTGCGAATAGTCCCGGTCCATGTAAATCCGCTTCCAGAAGTCGAGCTGTTCCTTCACCGGTCTCCGGTAGAACTCGCCCGGCCGCATGCCGTGCTGACGGATCAGCTCCAGTTGCAGTCCTGCCGGGATCGACGCCACCTTGCGGAAATCGGATTTGGGATTATGCCCGGCGTTGCGTTCGCGCCGGTTCTGTTCCAGGAACGGATCGTTCGCCTGCCACGTCCGCACCCGGATATCGTCGGGCCGCTCGCCTTGCTCGAAATAGGTGAGGAGACCGCCCCACTGATCGAGAAGGGCGCGCATCACTTCGACAAGGTGAGGATGTTGAGAGTGCCCGAGGCGCCATGGCCGACCACGATGACGCGGCCGGCGCCGGGCCTTACCTCGAACGGCGTGTCCTCCGGCAGGAAGATCGGCACGCTCGCCGGGTGCGTTCCCGTCACGCCGCCGACCTCGAGCAGCGGCGTCGTCAGCACCGCGACCCGGCAATCCACCGTGCAGACAAGGCGGATGGCGTCGTACGGCCCCTGGATGTCCGAGCTCGTGACACCTGTCACCGCCAGCGTCTCGTCTTCCGACGTGACGACCGTATACGGGCCTTCAGCGTGCGCCGCTCCCGCCCAGAGGACGAGCACTGCCGCAAGCAGATTCCTCATGATAGTACCTCCATACCTGCCCCGACGCCGCCTGCATCGTGACCCGCCGTTTGAGATAATCGACGATGCGGTCCAGCTCGGGGCCGCACCGTTGCGCGTTGATGAGATATTCGGCCCGTAATACCAGCACCGCCGGCAACCACGGCGACGCCGACGACGCGATTTCGTGCACCCGGTCCATGGTCCGGTCGTCGGTGCGGACTTCCAGCCCCGATTTCAGCAGGTTCGCCATCGCCAGCGCGATATGAAGCCGGTACCTGTTGTCCAGACGATAGACCTGCATCGCCCGGTTGACGTGCTGCACGAACAGCACCGCATCGACACCGGCATAGGCGCGCGCGTAGGTGAACTGACGTTCCGCTACTATCCAGTATCCGCCCGAAACGCAAAGGGCAGCCAGTACCGCGCTCCACGCAACGACGTACCCAGCGCGACGGCGCCGGCCAACGCCGCCGCCGGCGTCTGCAACGGGAAGCCAACGCAGGCGACACCAATGGCGGACGCCAGCGCCAACCCCGCCGGCGTGCGCCAGCGCACGCCCGAAAGCACGTAAAAGGCCAGCACGAAGCCAATCAGCCCGTATTCGGCGAGCAGTTGCAATACGTCCGAATGCGCCGCGCCGGATATTACCGCCGGGCCGTCTATCAGGGTGCGTGTCGAGAACCATAAATGCGCTTCCTGCACCCTCGGGTAGACGTAATCCCAGGCCCCGACTCCGTGCCCGAACAGCGGCCGTTCAAACCACAGGACGAGGGTGTTGTGGTAGAGTTCGAGACGGTGCCACCACGACTGATACGCGAAATCGGCGAACACGGCGAAGTTCGCCGCCGCCGCCGTCAGCAGCAGCGCCGGGTAGCGCGCGCCGCGCCGCCACGCGATGACACACACCAGCGCCGCCGCGCAAAACGCCGCCGCGAACACCGCCAGCGTGCCGTGCACCAGCAGAAATCCGCCCCCCAGGACCAGGAACGGCAGCGACCACCAGCCGAGACAGAGCGTCAGCGGCAGGCAGATGACGACGAAATCGGAGCGAAAATTCTCATTGCCGAAGCCGCCGAGATAGTCGGGGAACGCCAGCGTCAGCACGAACGCACCGACGATCCCCGTGGCTCCGAACAGCCCCGCGTTCAACTCCGTGCGCGCGAACAGGACGACTACGGTCGCCAGCACGGCGAAATTCTGTAACCGCAGCAGCCCTTCCAGCGGATCCGGCGACCACGCCAGGCTCAGCAGGACATAGCCGCAGAACGCGAGCACCGGCCGCACCGCAGCCGGGCGGAACCACAGGAAACAGGCCAGTGCCGCGCAGTACAGCGCAACCCACTTGGTTGCGTTGAGGTTGGCGATATACCCGAACGAAAGGGCGGCCCCGCATAGCAGCAGGACCGCCCCGTAACGTGCGATGATCACTCGATGACGATGGTGACGTTGGCCTCGCAGCCGACGGTACCCGAACACGTCTCGCCGCCATCGGTGTGAACGGCGATGACACTGCCCTGTTTCGCCTCGACGCCGGTATAGGCCGGCGACATCGACGATATCGCGCCGTCATGCGGCGTCGCCGTCGTCAGTTCCGCGCCGATCGAAATCGGCGTGAACTGCGTCGTCGAGGTTAGGAACTTCGCGATATACACCGTCAGAATCGACGAATCCGACGCTGCATCCGCCGCACGGTTCCTGACCACATACGCCTTGATAACGCGGCCGGGCTTGTGCGTGACCACGAACACCGTCGCCGACGTGGCAAGATCGGAGATACCGACCACAAGCCCGGAACTGCCGATCGGGACGTCGATACTGTTCTGGTCGGACCAGACCGTCGCCCCGGTGTCCTTCTGCTTGATGTTGGACCCCGCGTAAGCCGGGCTGACGGCAAACAGGACCGCCAGGAGAACAGCGAATGCACGCATGTTCCGTACTCCCATGTTGGGGACGGGGAGGCCGCGGCCTCCCCCGCCCGGTTAGCTGACGGTGAGGTCCGCGACCACGCCCGAAGCCGCTTCGTTGCGGGCCTCGAGCGCGTACTCGGCGAGCAACTGCTTCTGCTCGCTGTCGCCGGTCTTCGACAGATCATGCAGCTGGAACGGGCGCAGATAGGCGATCGCCCACATGTCCATCTGCAGAATCAGCGCGTGGTCGCCCTTTTGCGTCAGGGTTTCCATGAACCGGCTGGGGACCACCTGAAGATCGCCGAAGTCCGACTTGTAGACGTCGATCGAGGCGTACAGCTTTTCCTCGCCCGCCCCGACCATGCGCGTCGCGTTGCCGGTAAACCCGGACATCGCCTGCTTGTTGAAGCCGTTGACGATGATCATGTCCGGGTCGCCGCCGCTGTCGAAGCACGCCGCCAGAACGGTTTTCATCTGCGCTTCCGTGAACGCCCGCTGCATCCCCGCGGTACGGGTCTGCGCGCCGTCCGCCGCCGAGGGCGCGGACCCGCCGGCGCCGACCGACTCGTTGGTCTTCAGCCACGACAGGACGCCCGCCGTTTCGGCAGCCGTGCCGGACGCTCCTGTCACCTTCGCCTGGTTGCAGACCAGACGCATTTCCATATCGCGCTTCAACTCGCGCGCCTTATTGGTGACCTGGAAGCCCATTTCCGACCGGCGACCGGCCTTGTTGACGACTTCCTGCGTGCCGGACACGCGCGGAACCTTGTCGGAAATCTGCGTCCGGTTGGCGCGCCGGGTCGTCGTCGTCGAGGCGTCGGTAGAAGCGTCGAGACCTTCCTCGACCTTGTTGTCGGCCGTCGCCGCCGTGAGGGCGTGCGTCTGCCATTCGTGGTTGACGGCCGTCGCGTCGGTCGTCGGGATGCCGTTCAGGAACGGTGTGTCGGTCGGACTGATATCGTAGATGATATCGGAGAGGTCTTCGCGGTTGCCTATCGCGTCGTAGGCAGTCAGTGTGTTGCTCGGAGGAGCCATGTCATAATCCTCCGGCGCTGTCCTATTTGATCAGCGCCATGATAGCGGCGGCAGCGTCCTCGGGACGCCCGGTCCGCTTGAGTTTCGCCTTCGCAACATCGAGGGTTGACTTCGCCGGCGCCTTCTCGCCCTTGCCGGGCTTCAGCACCCTGGGCAGGCTCTTGAGCTTCTTCGTCTGCTCCGGCTTCGCCTTTTGCAGATCGTCGAACCTCATCGCCTTGTCGAACACGCGCACCATCCGGGCGTCCGCGACCTGGAAGATTTCCTTCTCGGAAAACCCTTCGTTCACGAGATAGCCCTTCCAGCGCTCCCGCAGCGCCTTGCCCTTCACGGGATCGGTAATCTCCGGGAAATCACCGGACAGCACTTGCTGCTGTTCGGCGATGAAGCGGCGGTAGTTCTCGGCCGCTTCCTGCTGCGCCTGTTCGTTCGCCTGCCGCGATTCCGTCTGCACCGCCCCGATCGAGGCTTTCAGCCGGTCGCGCTGCGATTTCGCCCGCAGGTATTCGTCGGAACCCTGCTGCGCGAGAATCGCGTCCAGTTGCTCGTCGGACATCAGTTGTCCTTCAAGCGCGCGGGCGAGTTCACCCGCCCTGTCGATCTTCTCCTTGACGTGCGATCGTGCCTGCTGAACGGCGTCGTCGAAACGACGCTGCTCATCAGACAGCTTCTGGTTGTTCGCGCGGTAGTCTTCCGTGCGCGAATAACCGTCCAGCGCCTCCTGCAAGGTAACCCTTCGCGTTTCACCGTTGACCTTGACCGGGACGCGAAGCTGGCTGCGGATCAGGTCCGCGTACTGCCCGACTTCATCGTCGTCCTTCGCGCCGAGAGCGCGCGCAAGGTCTTCCAGCGTATCAGGGGATTTCGCTTCTTCGCTGTCGTCTTCGTCCGCTTCCGCCTCTTCGGCTTCGGCGGCATCTTCGTCTTTCGCCGGTTCTCCTTCGGAGCTGTCGGCGGGTCCGGGGTGGCTCGCATCCGGGTTTTCCGCTTCCTCTTCGGGGGGCGGTTCCATTACCGCGTCGAAGCGGCTCGCGAGATGATCGAGACTGTTGGCGGGTCCGGAATCGGGCACCTTGCCCTCGATCCGGCTAGTCGCCTCTTCGGCCATTACCGGCCTCCTTTTCGAGATACGCGCCGGCAACCTTGCCGTTACGAATGTACCCTTCGAAAACGGCGCGGAACGCCTTCATGCCCTGGAGCACGAAATACGCCTGTTCCCGCGTGTCGGTTTCGCCCGGCTTCGAGTCCTGGATCGCCCTCGTGAAACGATCCTCGACGGCAGCGAACGCATCCTTGACGATTTCATCGCCGAGAATTCGCGCCGCCGCTTCGGCCCGGCGTCTGTCCTGCCGGGCCTTGAACTCGTCCATCAGTACGCCGGCATGCCGGACTTGCCCTTGCCGCCCTTCGGGCAGCCGCCCTTCGGCAGCCGCGTGCCCTTCACGTTGGCGTCGGCATACGCCATCTTCGGCGGGTTCTTGCCCGACTTCTTCGTCGTCTTCGTCGATTCGAACTTCATCGGTTTGCTCCATGAAAAAGCCGCCCGAAGGCGGCTCGCAACGCGCTGGATTGCGCGGTGTCAGTTGATCGTGATTTCAGTTTCCCGCTTGCCCTGCTTGCGCGTGCCACCCACCGGCCGGCCACCGGCGTCGCGCTTCACCGTCAGTTGCACCGGTTCCGCCGCTTCGGCCTTCAGTTCCCGAACTTCCTTCAGCGTGTCTTTCAGGGCCGAGTCGATCTTGGCGATGGTCTCCGCCATCGACCTGGTGAATTCCTGCACGGCGTCGAGCACCGGCTTACCCTGCGCCGCCTCGAACTTGCGCCGTTCGCCGTCCTCGGCCATCGCCACGCCGCGCTCCTTCAGGCCGGCGTCGAATTGCGCGGATTCGCGTTTGAGCCGCATGTCCTCCGACTTCGACTCCATGTCGGCCTGCATCTGCGCCTGCTTCATGCCGAGCTCGGCGACCAGCTTCTCGACCGATATTTCCACCTCGAGGCCCGCCTGCTCGCGGCGCAGCGCGTTCTCCATCTGCACCCGGACGACGGCGACCTCGGCCTCCATCTGCGCCTTGAAACGCGCCAGCTCGATTTCCGCCGTCGTCTGCCGCTCCTTCATCGCGAATTCCTCGCGCTTCAGCTCGGCGTCGTTCTGCGCCTTCATGCCTTCGAGCTGCATCTTCGCCTGCACTTCGATCAGCTTCGGGTCGGGCGGCGGTTCCGGCGCCTGCATCTGCTGGCCCTGCGGGTCCATGAAGAACGGTTCCGCCGACTTGAACCCGCCGGCCTGTACCAGCTTGTCCAGCGTGTTGTAGATGTTCGTCAGCCCGACCAGCGGACCCGCCGGGCCGCCTTGGAAGCCGACGATCTCCCGCTGCACGTTCAGTACTTCGCGCAGGAGGAACTGCTGCTGGTCACGATTGCCGTGCCCGAGGCCGACGCCGATCTGCACGTCCATCTCCGCGTTCCAGTCGCGCGGGTCCATCGGCACCCATTCGTTGCGCAGCCGGATCGTTCTCGGCCGGTCCTGATTGGCGACCACAAGCCGGAGGATCAGCGCGAACAGGTCGCGTACGCCCGTCTCGGCGAAGATGCGCGCGATCAGCGCCTGCTTCTTCATCGAGGCGTTCTGCAACATGCCGATACCCGCCGCAGTATCGTTCAGCGCATCGGGGTCAAGACCCTGGTTGTAGCGGGATACCCCTGTCCGGTTCTCACGCACCTGGGCCAGATATTCGAGCACGGGGAACAGCTGATCGCCGATCGGCACCGTCACTAACGGCATGATCGAGCCTTCAACCGGCTCTTCGCCGCTGACGCGCACCTGGGAACCGAGACTGTTCGTCAGCAGATCGTCAAGGTCGACGCGCTCGTTGACTGCGTTCCGCGCGTTGTTGATGTTGTAGGCGTTGTCGAGAATCTGCCGCATCACGGTCGACGAGATCAGCTGCAGATCCATCGTCAGGTCAGCAAAACTCAGCCCGTGGAACTTGTGCGGCATCGGCACCGGACACACCGACACGAACGGGACTTCGTCGACTTCCTCGTTGTCGAGAATGGTGAAGCCCGACCCCGCCGCCGTGACCTTCCGCCGTTCCGCGCGGCCGTCGTCGTCGTAGTCGACCTTCAGATAGCACTCGTAAACCATGACCGGCCGCATCGACCGGTCGGTCTGGGCGTCGAGGTCGAACGGCTGCGTCGTGTCGAAATCGTGCCGCGCCGTCGTTTCCGTGTTCCACACGCCGTCCGAATACGCCGGCAGGTCTTCCACCGTCTCCCGGTCGAAGCCCATTTCCAGCAATTCGGTGACCGTCTTCTCGGTAGCGTGCGCCACGAACGGTGAATCCAGAATCGTCGTCGCCCTGCGTGAAATCAGGAATTCCTCGGGCGGCACGCTCTCGATCCTGACCCGGCCGTCGGCGGTCTTGCGCTCGACCGTCAAATCCCACAGCCCGAGTTCGTTCTGTGCACTGGCGACGGGTTCGACGCCCTCGGTCGACAGGATCAGCGCGACATCGTCATCGGTGAGACCGCTGAAACTCTCCTTCTTCGTTTCCTCCGTTTCTTCCCACCAGACCTTGGCGATGCCGACCTTTTGCAGCAGCGCATCCTTGAACATGTCGTACAGAATCGTGAAACCGCGGTTGTCGACCGTGAAGATGTGATTGACGTATTCCGTCGCCTGTCTGGCCGCATCCTCGTCCTCGGGGTACTGCGGCTCGAAACGCACGACCTCGTCGCCGGCCATGAACACCTCGATCAGGCTCGGCAGCATCCACTCGACGGTATCGGCGACATCGGTCAGCACGACCTCGGAACGGCCCTCGACCTCGTTGCCGAACTTGTCGCCGTAGTAGTAGTCGAGCGCCTTCCGGCGCTGTTCGGCCAGTTCCGAACCCGCCGTCGAACCGACGGTGGAGCCGATGGCCGACCGTATCTGACGGCCGATGACGGCCTTCAGCTCGTCTTCTGTCACGCCGCGCTTTTCCGCTTCGGCGACAGGTCTTCGGCGGTTCCGTCAACTGCCGCCTGGTTGCGGAGGTCGTGCATTTCCCCGCGCAACGCCTCGACCTCCCCCAATAGCCGGTCGATCTGTTCCTGCATGCGGTTCATGCGGATTTCCGGGTTGATGCGGGTCATGTTCGTCCTCTCGTTTCGGCCATGGCGTCCAGCCGGGGATCAGCTGCTCTTCGAGGTCGCAGGGGATCAGCCCGCGTGGGCTGGTCATTGCGCCAGCGCGATCGACAGGATCAGCGCCTGCCACATCAGGCGGAACAGCTTCACCGGCGCTTCTTCGCCGGCTTGCCCGCAAACGCCAGCATGACGTTGCCGCTGTCGTCGGCCGACAAATCGGCTTCGCCGGTGTGCGTGTCGCCGCCCACCGTGACCGTCAGCGTGCGCATGTTCGCCAGCATGCGGTGGATTTCAGCCCATGGGCTGAGGGTCGTCGTGTCGATTTTCATGGCCTTTCCTCTCCGCACGCCACCGCGTACATGATGCGGAAGATTCTCATCATTTCATCGTCTGTCGGGAAACACCCCACCGCGTCATAAACGACCAATCTGCCGGCGTTTATCATCGCCTTCGTAACCCACTCCTCTCCGGCGCGGCGAAGAACGCGCTCGGCGACCTCGTGCCGCGTCTCGTCGTCGAGGCAAACAAAGATTTCATCCGCCCCCGCCTCGATCATCTCGGGCGTCACGTCTCCGTCTCCGGTACTCCCGCATGTAGGCGTTGTACCGCTCGCGGTTTCGCTGTCGCCATTTCCGGTTGGCGCGGACTTGAGCTGATTCTCCAGTTCCTGAACCCACTCCTGCGTTCCGGCGAGCACACCCCCAAAGTTCAGGTTGTTGGTCGCCATCATCTCCCCCGCCTCCCTTAGCCGGGCCACCACCTCCCACAGCCGGTCGATCTCGTCCGCCAGCGTTTTCAGCGCCGCCGCTATCAGCGGCTCGCCCGATTCCCGAACCGCCAGAATCCGTTGCGCCCTTACACTCGTGCCGTCTGTGGTCATCGATCATCCCCGCCTCTTGCGGTATGCGGCCTGCTTGCAGGCGTCAGAGCAATACTTCGCATCCCGCCGCGTCGAAAACATCCTCTCGCCGCACCAGTCGCAATGCGACAGCCAGCCACCAACCCGGCCAACCGTTAGCGAGGCGACCCATTCCGTGAACTTCATCGGTTCCCATACGCTATAAGCGCGAGAACCGTAACACGTTACTGTCTACCCCTCAAGGAAACGTAACATTTATGCTATCGCCACTTTCGGTCGCGGCAGGTCGCGGCGGGCAGACGCAGGGCCCCTGGCCTTCACGCCGGTCCGGAACGCATCGGCACCATGGCTCGCCGCGTCGTGGCGGGGATGGTCCTTGTAGACCGCGCGCTCCTCGTCCCATTCCTTGCGGTACTGGCGCATGTGTCTGATGCCCTGCGCGCAGTGCTCCCGGTCAAACCAGCACAACGGCAGACTGCGACGGACAGCCTCTATGCCGTCGCGCAAATCGTGTCTCGGCACGACCGTCCACTTGATGCCGTGCTCCTTCATCGTTTCGGTGCGGGTTTTCCGCGTGCTCAGTTCGCGGACTTCCGCGTCGTGCGGCGCGTAATGTTCCGTGTACACGAAGTCCCGCGTATCCCGCCTGTCGCGCAGCACCCCGGCATAGTGCGACAGGCCCTCGCCGGAGTTCTCGTAATAGTCGATACAGCGCAATTCGCTGCGGTCGCGCTGGACGAACCATATCGTGGTCGAATCGTCCATGCCCAAATCCCACCACGTCTCGACGCCCATGGCCGGGTCGTGAGGAACGCGCGTGATGCGCCCGCTCATGTCGAGCCGCGCCATCTGCGGCCCGTAATACGCGCCCTCGACTGCGGCCTCGAACGCCTCTTCCGGGGTCGACGGGTACTCCCGCTTCATCTCCTCTTTCTGCGTTTCCAGCATGACGGCGTACCAGGCTTTCTGCCCCTCCGTCAGGCTGATGCCTTGCGTCGTCAGGTGCTCGAAATACCGGCTGTGCTCGCGTGTCAGCGCGACAACACCGGGTCGCAACGAATATGCCGCTTCCTGCCACCACGGGAAGAAGTGGAACTTGAAATCGAGCTGCGTGAGCGTTCGTTGCTGGCGCTGCGCTTCCTGCGCATGCTGGCACAGATCATGGAATTCCCCGCCCTGCCCTTCCGCGGTCGATTCCACGAATATGAGGCCGTCCGGGCCAACGGTGTTGAACGAGCCGGTGACGACCTCCTTGGCCTTGTCCGGGTATTTGGCCCCGATCTTGCCGAATTCCGAGACGTGCAGGTACTGGAACGTGCCCGAGCGCAGGCTGGTGCCGACGCGCAGGGTCGAGCCGTTCTCGAACGACAGTTCACGAGCGCTGTCCTGCTTGGCGGGGTTGCGCGCCTTCAGCCCCTCGTCGAGATGGTCGTAAGGGAACTTCGCCTTCGTCTTGAAGATCGCCTCGGCGTCGTCGCGAGTGTGGGCGATCGTGCCCGCCGCCACGTTGGAGTTGAACAGGCAGGCGTCGAGCATGAAAAGCTGGATGAACGTCGAGAACCCGAGCTGACGCGCCTTCAGGACGACGTTGCGGTGCGTCATTTCGGCGAACAGGAGCTCTTGCGCCCAGTTCATCCGGAACGGAACCCGGTGGCCGCCCTTGTCTGTAATCGTATAGAGATTGTCGAGACGCCAGCGAACGTCGAGAAACCGGCTCTCAGTTTTTCGGTAACCCGCGCGTCCTGCCATCGATATTCCGTAACAGTTGCCTGAGCGGGTCGGAGACATCATGCGTTGCATTCATATCGGTCTGCGCCAGGTCGGGTAACACCTTGCGGAGCAAACCCAAGCCGATACTGACTTGTTGTGCGTTCAGGTCGATTTCCCCCTTCAGCCCCTTTTGCAGCCGGTCGATGATCATGGCCGCCTGGATCTTGGCGCGGGTTTCATCGTCGTGGCGTATTTTCTTCGTCCGGGCCGCCATGTCTCAACTCATCATCATCAGGATTATCATGTCGTCGTCGGCTTGTCGCATGTCGTGTTCAATCTGTGAACGCCGTTGTCCCCCGCGGCGTGGTTTTGCCTTCAAGGCGCTCACCAGCGCGTCTCTCAGGTCGGCCATGTCGGCAGGGGGTGCCTGCACCTCGTTGATTTCGAGGTTCATGCGCGCCAGCATCGCCGCGACCTCGTGCGGCGACGCCATCACGTTCATGCCGTTGGGCAGGATGTACCGACGACGGATCGGGGGTATCCACCCGGCCGTGGTTGCCGGCTCGACCGCTTCGCCAGCCGATATGCCCGGATAACCGAAAGCGACCTGCTGCCGCCATTCGCCGTCCTTTGCGGTATCCGGCGTGACACCCGGCCCGAACCAATGCGCCCCGGACAGCGCGGCGACGGCCCGGCGCCGCTCCGCTGTATCAATCGCCATCAGATTGCGTTGGCCTCGCTCTCCGTGTACGTCGTGTCGTCGTCCGACAGGTCTTTCTCGAACTCAGCGGCATCGCCGTCGTCGAAGAACGTCTTCTTGGTCGCCGTGACTGTGACCTTGTTGCGCGCCATCATGTGCAGTGTGCCAATCTTGGCCGCCAGCGTAGCCGTCGCGGCGGGAACGCCGGTCGGCTCCGCATATGTATCGGTCGCCAGCGCGTCGACCACCTCCGCGTTGACGTCGGCGGCGGACAGATCGTTGAGCGCGTCGACGCTCGCCTGTGTCGCCAAAGCCGTCAAGTGGTCGCCTGTGCCGCCGGCCTCGGTCAGGCCCGCGCCGGCTGCGCCGATATCATCGGTCTGCGCCTCGATATCCACGAGATTGGCGGCGATGGTCGCGCCCGAACCGAGGTCAGACGGCGTGCCGAGCCGGCTTTCGAGGTCGTCCACCAGATTATCCAGAGTCGTGCTCGTATCCGTCTCGATCGCCGACACGGACGCCGCCATGGCGTCGGCGTCCAGCCCGCCGGCGTCGGAAATGACCAGCCCGCCCGCCGCGTCTGCCGCGGCATTGGGCAGCGGATTCGTCGTCGCCAGCGGCACGCCGTTCCAGGCATGCGCGCTGACGCGCGGGAAAAATGAAATGCTGTCGCCGGCCGCCATCGTGAACACGGCCGGATCGAACGCCAGCGTTACCGTCTTCGTCGAGCCGGTGTAATCGGCGACGACGCCCTGCGCCACCTGTACCGCCGAGGCGAGGTCATGGATGATGCAGACGCAGCCATTGTAGGCGTCGTTGTCGGCCGAGCCGTCCTCGAGGGTGAACGAGGTCTGGCTCGCCAGAGTGGCGATCGTCGTATCGAGGATGGCGCCGGGGTAGCCGATCCTGAATGTCGCGGCGACGAAGTTGACCGTTGCCGCATCGACCGTGACGGCCGAGACGACCACCCAGTAGGACGAGCCGGCCTCGAAAAAGCCGGCCGTTGCGTTCGACGCCAGGTCAACCGAGAATCCGTGGATGCCGGTAATGCCGTCGAAATCGATGCCGTCGGTATCGAGCAGCGCATAGCCGGTATCGCTGGCGCGCTGCGTAACCGAGCCATCCTTGTAGATTTCGATGTCGGTCGCCGCCAGCCCGGTGATCGTCACCGAGGCCGACGGGTCGTTGCTGTCAAAGGTGTGGAACGGCACGTAGAGTGTCGTGCCCGGCAGCACCGTCCCGAGATGCATCGTCATCCGATTGGCCCTCCAAACGGACCCTTCAACACATGGCCGAGCGGGTTGTGCGGCAATGTCCCACCGCCACCCGCCGCCGGGATGAACGCCAGCGCGACAACGGTGAAATCCTTGACGCCGCCGTCGGGCGTCCACGACAGCACGACGGAGGTGCCCGTCGCCGCCTCGTGGCTGCCGGCGCCGCGCGTGTCGTTGCTCACGGAGCCATACAGGTCGTAGCGCTCGGTCTGGCCGGCGCCGGCCGTCAGCGTGTCGCCGTCCAGACTGGCACCGTCGACGCCCATGTCGCCCGACACCACGGTCAGGGTGACGTCGTCCTCGGAACCCGCCGGGGTCGATGGATCGAGCTTGCCGGACGTCCTGATCGCCGTCGTGTCGACGCCAGAGAAACTCATTGCGCCGAGCACGACATCGGCGCTGTCGAAGCTGAGGTTCCCGACTACGTTCAGATCGCTACCGGCGTCGGCGTCGGCATTGAGCCGGTGCGACAGATAGCCATGCTGCGCGCCGGCGTCGGTCGCCGCCTGGACTTCGGTCATCGCGTCGCCGTTGTGCGTCAGCGCGTCGCTGTCCGGCGTGGCGCTGGTCCACTTGTGGACGACGCCGGTGACCGCGTAATCCGACCCGCCGGTCGTCCGCAGCCCCGCCGTGTACGTCGTCTGCGCGGTGCCGCTGTCGGTGCCGAAATCGACGAAGGCGATAGCCATCAGCGATGCGCCTCTTGCAGGAAGCGCAGGCCGAGCGGATGCGTCAGCACCGCGTCAGCCGCCGCGTCGTAGCGCAGCCCTGTCGCCGTCTCGATTTCGGCCTTGGTCGCCTTCGTCCGCGCCGCCCAGTTCATCAGCACGCGCGGTTTCGTCCAGTACAGCGGGCGATTGGGCAGGACCAGGCGGATTTCCGCCCGCACCGGGTCGCGCATGGCATCGACGGCGATCACGACGTCGCGCCGCACCCGGTCGACGATCGTGAACGCGGCGCGCTTGCCGACAAGCCCGACCGACCACAGCCGCAGGCCGGGCGCATCCGGCTTTGTCTCGTCATAGTCGACGAGCAATTCGAACGAGCTTTTATGAAACGTGATCGTCGGCATCGGAAATCTCGCGCGCGATCAAACCGTCGGGGATATCCGGCGACGGCCGCCAGACGAATGGCTGCCGTTTCGGTATCGGCTTTCCGGCAGCATCGCGCAAAGGGCAGTAGAGCCGGGTTCCCTCGCAATCGATCGCGAAGGTGCCGGCCATGTCGTCCTCGATGACAAAGCCGGTCGCGACATCGCCCTCGGCGAACACGAATTGCTCGCCCGGTTGCAGCTGCCAGACCGGATGCTGGCGGATGTATCGGGCAGGCCGGCGGCGGGACAGCGCAGCGAAATCCATCGGCCCCGAATGCAAAACCCGCCGCGCAGGGAGCGGGCGGGCACAATTCTCTACATGGGAAAATATGCTACACTTTCCCCCCGCTACGTTCAAGCGCGTCTTTTCAGCCCGTACCAGCCCGCCAGATCGTCCAGCCCGGCACACAAAAGCCGCTTGCACACCGTGTCCGAAATCGAGTAGCGACGCCGCACCGCATCGATCGTTTCCGGTCCCTGCCCCCGCCCGATCACGACACGGTGCACGACCTCGCGATACTCCGGGGAAATCGCATCCAGCCCGCCTTTCACTTCGTCGAAGGCCGCCAGCTGGCTTTCATGCACGGTATGGGAATTCGGGTTGTCGATGTAGATCCCCGTGAAGGCCGGATTCGGACTCGCCGCCCGCTGCACGGCAGAGTACAGCCGGTTCGCCGCGTCGTACTGGACGCCGTCGATGATCGAGCCGACGTAGTAGTCGATCGGCAGCTGGCGTATCTGCGCTGCCTTCTCGCCGGCCTGCGCGCGGTAGTCCCTGCGGCCTGTCTCGTCGACCGGTTCGATCTCCGTCATGATCTCGCCGGTGTTGGCGATGCGGAAGGCGAGGCCATCCCAGTCGATGTCGGCGGTGCGAGGTTTACGCGGCAATTAATCGCCTCGCCCGTTCCATGCCGGCAGATACTGCCAGTCAGTCATGCCTGTTCTCCCTGCCGCGCCGGGTGGAGCGCCATGCAGATGACCTCGCCGCCGGTGTAGATATCGACCTTGATCGCGATGCGCACGGCTTCCGCGGCGGAAGCGCCCATGTGCATCGCCGCCGTTGCAGCAGCAGCACCGGAACCGATCGCGAAGAACTCGTCGAGCACAGGCTCCGGTGCGAGATCCTCCCACCATCGGCTCACTCCGTCGGCGGTAAGCACGAGCGCATGGAAGTCCGGTCCCTGCCCGTCTCGAAGACCATTCGGCCTGAAGACCGGCGGGTGGTCGCGCAGGCAGCCACGACGCCACCAGTCGACGAACAGCAGGCCGTCGGAGATATTGCCGGAAAACGCGATAATCGCGTTCGGCAACCGCTGGATTTTCTGGCTGCCGTCGACGCGGATGTCGCCGCGGGTGCCGAGGCTGTCCGCGGCCATAACGCCGCCCCGGTACGCAATCGTGGTCATGCGATCACCTCGCCGTCAGACATGGCGTCGATTTCCCTGCTTGACATCTCCGCCGTCGTGTCCTATATTTAGGACATAGCAGGGGAATAGCCCCGGCCGCGATAAGGGAGAGACCCGATCATGACCAAGCAGCCCGACATCATTTCCGACCGCGAAGCGGCGGCGCTGGCGAAAAAGACCCTCGGACAGTTCAACACGCCGGAGTCGTACCGCGACCTGCCGGCCTCGCAGCAGGCGGTGACGTACATCACGCTGCCCGGCGGCGAGACGATCAAGGCTTCCGGCTTCGCGCACGAGCGGCAGGTCGCGACGATGGTGCGCCGCCGGCTCGGCGCGCTGGCCGCCGTGACCACGACCCACGCTGTCGTCGCGCGCCAGACCGACACCGTCATCGAGACCCGCGCGACCTTCGTTGACTGCGAGAGCGGCATCAGCCGCCGCGGCATGTAACGGGAGGCGACAATGTACGAAGTCCACATCCGCCGGCCGCTGCGGCCCGACTCGCACTATGCGCTGGAGACCTACGACGCGCCGGTCATCGCGGTCGAGGGCGACGCCATCCACTTCAACCCCGGCCCTCACGAGTTTCTCGACGCGACACGGCCGGCGGCGGTCCGGCCCCTGCGCTTCGCCACGCGCGAAGCGGCCGAGCGCGTCGTCGAGACATGGCTGCGGGTATACTCGCCAGCCGCTGACGGCGTGAAAATCGTCGAGGCCGACTGAATGACCCCAGCCCTTTTCCGCCATGCCGGCGAGGCGTTGTTCGCCTCGCGCTGGCAATCCGAGATGGCGCGCGCGCTCGGCGTCAGCGACCGCACTGTCCGCCGCTGGGCAGCCGGCGCGGCCGTGCCGGCCGGCGCACGCGGCAAACTGACCGTCCTGCTCGCCGAGCGCAAAATCGCGATCGACGGCTTGCTCGCAGACCTGCCGATCGAAGCCCGCGAGTAGCGTCACGCTATCGCCTTCCTGCCCGCCGCAGTGAGGCCGATCAGCACCGCGCGCCCGAACAGCGGGCTGGCCGTCGCCGGCATCTTGCGCGTGATCAGCCCCGCTCTCCGCAGCGCGTTGAAGCAGCGGTCGAAGGCCAGCGACACCGGGATCATGCCGCTGCCCGCGGCGGCAATCGCACGCAGCTCGCGCAGCCGCCGCGCCTGCGGTTCCGTCAGCTTCGGGCGGGCCGGCTTCGGCTTCGGTTTCGCCGGCGCCAGAGGCTGCCGTTCGACCCTCGGCGCCCGCACCCACTCTACTGGTTTCGCCGTCGCCATGTTCGTTCTCCTAATGGTTGTAAGCGGTAGTCAGCCTGCCGCACCGTCACACGCCGGTTCTCCCTGTCGCGCCAGCCATGCCTACGCCTTCACCGCGCCTTTTCGTCTTCTTCGAGCGCCGTCAGCGCCAATGCGGTTTCGTCGTGCGGCGGGCATTCGCCGTCGTGGTAGCAGCCGCATGCACTGCAATACCGCAATGTGATGTCGGCTTTGCGGGGCTGCATCGTGCCGCGCTGAACTCTGGTCGCCATCTCATCAACAGCCATCGTCAGGTTCCTTTCGTCGTTTGCTGTTGTAACCACGCCTCGCCCTTCGATGCGTAGGCTTCGTTTCCGCGCTCTTCCAAAAGCTGCAACTGATACGCCGTCTCGTCGCGCCACTTCGCCATGTCGCCCCGAATCTTCGCCGCCACAATGCGCATCATGACGTCCAGCGCCCGCCGCTGGTCAGGCGCGCACTGTCCATGCGTCGTGTTCATCCGGCGGTCGTTCGGAAACGCCGCCATGTAGTCGCCATAGCGGTTGAGGCCGGGAATCACTTGCCCCTCACCATGTCCGATACCCGTTTCCAGTACGTCCTCGCATCGCCCGCGTCATACTCCAGGCACCAGTGGAAGTGCCTGTACTGAACCGCTGTCAGCCGCTCGCGAAACCACCTGTCGACCTTCGCCTCGTGCAGCTCCATGATTTCGTCTGCCGTCAGCGCCTTTTTTTTCTTCTCGCCGGTTAGAATCTCTCCAATCTGGCAAAGCCGGCCCCCGACCCTTTGGCCATGCCTGGGGGCTGTTGATTCAGGGCTGGTTGACTTCCTCACCAGCATGTCGCTCCTTTACGGTCCGGCTTGTCAGGTATCCGTAACGTGGACCAGACGCCTAATGCCAAACTGGGCTTACCTGTTTCTCACAAAGCCGATGCCAGCCTTGATCGCAGCGGGGGCCACAAACTGCCCGGACCTAATCTCCGCTTTGTCGGTCGGGAGCGGAGAAAACCGTTGAGGTCGGGCTTTTTACGGAAGCGGCCTCAAAGCAAAACCGTTGCAATTCTTTCAGTTCTTGCTAAATTACCTCCCAGCGGGGCCACACTCGCGATGCAGGACGGGTCGGATTGATTCTCGAATCTCCGGCCCGTTTTGCTGCCCGCGCCACCAGCACGGCGTATTCCGAGTGGTGCCCGATCGGCACGGCTTCGTCCTCGTCCGGGATTCGCTCACCGTGGCGCACGTAGTCGAGGCGGATGCGGTCGCCGATGCGCAGGGCCAAGGGGCAGTTCACAGCATCGCCTCCGCTGCGCGCGTGTACGCGACGAAAGCCTCTGCTTCCGTGTCAAACAGGCCGAGATACTTGCTTCGAGATACCGGCAAACATATTTGCGCTTGCCATTTTCCTGAGCGCTTATGAAACGATGTGCCCTTTACACCGCCGCGCCGGAGATACGATCTATAGCGGCGATTTCGGCAGTTTTCAGAACCAGAAACATCGCGCAGATTGTCAATACGGTTATCGGCAGGGTCCCGATTAATGTGGTCGATCTGGCCCTTGGGCCATTCTCCATAAACGTAAAGCCAAGCAAGACGATGCGATGCATATTTGCGGCCTCGAATATTGATGCCGCCATATCCTCGACCGTCAACACGTCCCGCTATCGATCCCTTCTTTACGTTGCGTGCTGGACGGACCCGCCAGATGAATACCCCTGTGCGACCGTCATACAGCAGTATTTCCCGTAGAATTTTGGCGTTCAATTCAGACATTGAATGCCTCCTGCTTTGCGGGATTGGGCGGGGCTATGAACAGGTCGGGCTGGTCGTAGGCCTTGCGGATGCGCTCGCAGGCTATCGTGAAATAACGTTCTTCAATCTCGATCCCGATGAACTTCCGGCCCAGCTTGGCGCAGGCTACGCCGGTGGTGCCGCTGCCCATGAAGGGGTCAAGAATGGTGTGGGCGTCGGGAAGAAAGCCGAGACACCATTCCATCAGCGCAACAGGTTTCTGCGTCGGGTGGAAGCGTTCGCCGTTGTTCGGCTCCTTTCGCCCCTGTACCAGGCCTTTCCAAAGCAGAGAGAAGATGCGATCCGCCGCCCGCGTGTTCTGCCACGCGAACTCGACGTCGCTGAAGCTATCCCAAGGTTCCAGGTCGCCGAGCTTATTCCACGCCAGCCAACGGCCATGCGGGAGTCGCTCGGCGTAATGGTTCGCGCCCCACAAAATGCACGGCCATCGTAGCCAGGGCGAGGGATCGAACGGCCGGTCGTCGCCGTAAATCGGCTGATTGGCCCTCTTGTTTGCCAGATGGGCCAACTTCGCGGTTTTCTTTTTTCCGAAGGTGAATCCAATCCCATACGGCGGGTCAGTAACAACCGCGTCGGCCTTACGGAGCGCTGGCAGCACGTCGAGACAGTCCCCGAGGTACAGCGTGGCGTCGCCGATATGTTCGACGCGCACCGTCATCCCGCCTCCAGCATCGCCGTCATGGTGTCGCGTATCCGGCGCTTTGGCTTTGTCGGCGCCGCCACCCAGCAGCGCGCGTGATGTGCCGGACAGAAGCTCGATCCGGGCTTCGCCTTCCCGCCGCAGAAATCCCACGCCGGGCTCTCGCCGCGTGGGTACTGGCACCAGCCGCGCGGCGGCGCCGTGTGCGGGTTGGCCGTCTTCGGCGACAGCTTGCGCGGAGCCTGCGGTTCCATGTCGTCGGTCTCCTCGTCGGCCGGCAGCGGCTTCACGTTGCGCGTGCAACTGTTCATGTGCCCGGACCTGCCGGGCTTCGGCGTGACGACGACTGCCGGCGCGTCGTCGAACAGTTTCGGCAGTGCGAGCGCCCTCTCTGCCTTTGCGGCCCGGCTGCCGCGGTTGCGCCTCGGCCGCTTGCCGCTGCCCTTGCCGGCGATCGGCGACGGACGCGAAGCCAGCCCGAGCCGATGCGCCTTGCCGATCACCGACGACCGCGTGATCTCGTGGTCGTGGAACTCGCCGGCCAGCGTGTCGGCGATCCGCTTGGCGCTCTGCCCCTCGCCCCACAGCTCGCGCAGCCGGTCGACCCGCGCCGGCTCGGTCCAGAAGCCCGGAGCGCCGCCTTTCTCGCCCCGGCTCATTGCGCCGCCCTCGAAAACAGCGGCGTCGTCGCCTCGAGGCGGAACGAGCGGTCGAAACCGGCCTTCGCCCACGCCCACACGGCGAGCGCGTCCGTCGCGTCGGTGTTCGGCGCCGGCCAGCCCAACAGCCGGCAGCGCTCCATCACCGCCCGTTTCGGGTTCGGCGGCCGGCCATGCCCCACCAGGAACTTTCGCACCGTCTGGACATGCGCGCGCTCGCAACGGACGCCGAGCGCGTGCGCGATCGTCTCGGTGGCGAACGCCATGCCGATCAGCGCGATCGACGTCTCCTCGTCCATCACGAACGAACGCTCGCCATCCTTCTTGCCGCCGCGGCTGCCGATCGCCGGCGCCTCGTAGGCGATCAGCTCGACCCTGTTCGTCTTCGCGAACTCGTAGAGCCACTCCTGGTACTCGAAGCCGAGCCGGCCGAGCGTCACGCCGCTCGTGCGCCGGCTGCCCGCGCGCGGCGGGCAGGCGCCCTCGCGCCCGTCCAGCGCGAAGCCGGTGCGCGACTTCGACAGATCGAGGCCCAGCACGATCATGCTCAGGCGTCGGCGGGCGCCTCGGCGCCGTTCTGCGTGCTCGCCTCGTTGTCGCGCAGGAACGACGGCCGCAGATCCTTGTCGCCCTCGTCGTCCGGACGCGCCGCCTCGAAGCCCTCGCCGGCGGCGATGAACGCCTCGAGGTCGAAGATGGCGCCCGGCTGCAGCGTCTCGAAGACCTCCTTGAGCCCGTCGCGCACGGCGTCGCGCTCGCCCTCGTCGTCGAAGCCCTCGGCGTCGTTGGCCCGCTTGAAGGCGCGATAGCCGAGCTTCAGGTCGGCGATGGCGATGTTGGTGTCGCCCTTCGCGTTGCGCCACGCTTGCGTGCGCTCTTCCTTCAGCGGCTTGATGTACGTCGCCTCGAGCGCGGCGATCTCGGCTTCGAGGTCGTAGACCGTCCGGTAGGCGCCGCGGATCGCCGCCTGCCGGGCGCCGCGGTTGGACAGTTCCTCGCGCTCGTTGTCGGGCCTGCCGCCGTCGAGCGCCTTCGTGCTGCGTCGTGCCATGGGTGCTTTCTCCTTTACAGGGCGGCTTTACGCCGCGTAGGTCCGCCGCCACTCGGCGCCGTGGCGGGCGAGGATGTTGTAGGCTTGCGCCTCGGTGATGGTTTCGCCGTCGCGCGTCAGCCGCGCCGCGATTGCCGCCGTCGACATGCGTTTGACGTGGAACAGCGCGCACACGGCGCCGGCGAGCGCGCGTTCTCTCGTCGTCAGTCCTGCGATCATGGCCGCCTCATGAAAAAATCCCCGGCAGCCGAAGCCGCCGGGGGAGTTCAGGGAGGAAACGGGTTCCGCTGAGACCACAGCCCGGCGCGGCGGAACCGGCAGCGCGCCAAGGGGAAAAGGGTAGCGGTTTCGCGGGCCACGGATTGCCGCCGTCCGTGTTGGCAAAGGCCCAACCAAGGAAGGCCCTGCCCTCGCGCGCGGGAACCAGGGGGTGGCTGCGCGCGCGATCGGTGATGGTCATTCCCCGCCTCTCAGCAGCGGCAGGACGTTGCGCATGCCGTCGTTGACGGCCACCAGCCGGCGCGTCAGCGCCGCGTTGCGCTCGCGCTGTTCGCGGCAGTGCGCCGCCACCGACCGGTCCGCCAGATAGACGATCATCCCGCGAAACCGGAAGCGGCCGAGCTCGAAAGCCGGCAGCACCCGCCAGTGCCGCGAGAACAGCACCGGCTCCTCGATGACGCGAGGCAGCAGCGGGCCGAACTCGATCAGGATTGCCTTCACCGCGCATCGAGCCTCGCCAGTACGGTTCTGATTTCCGCGATCACGGCGTCGCGTCTGGCGGCATCCGCCAGATCGGCCCGGCCGATCGCGGCGAGGAACTCGGCCAGCAGCTCGTCAGATTCGGCGCACAGGTTGGCCAGCTGGAACGCCTGCATCGCGTTGCGCGCCTCGTGCCAGTTGCGCGCCGTGGCAACGTTGACCTCCGCCACGTCGGCGACGCGCTTGGCGCCGGTCATGCCGTAGCCGAAGACACGGGCCAGCGTGTCCGCCGCCCACTCGGTGAACGTCGCCGCGTTGAACATTCGCGCCGATCGTGCGCGACAGTTTCGGGTACCCGCGTGTGCGGTCATCGCCTCTACCTCGCCGTAGGGTTTGCCTACGGAAGGATGAGGAACGGACCCTTGGATACGACGACGCAGCACGCCCGCCCTGCCCGGTACTGGCATACCGAAGCAGGCGATATCGGTGAGGGCGGCTGCGGCGGGCACGGGCTACTCCGCCGCTTCGCGGTGCGGCGACAGGTCCGCCCGGCCGATCGCGGCCAGCGCGTCGGACCTGCTGTAGCCGGCCTTTTTCAGCACGTCGTAATCCGCCCGTTCCGCGTCGGTGAGCAGGACGAGCGGGTTGAACTCCGGGTCGGCGTGCAGCGCCTTCATGCGCGCGCGGTGGGCGGCGGCGAACTCCGGGTCGGCGTTCAGCGCCTTCATGCGCTCGCGGTGGGCGGCGGCGAACTCCGGGTCGGCGTTCAGCGCCTTCATGCG